CTTCACGATATCTATGATACCGTAACCCGGGTGCCGGGTTCTATTTGGGAATGTAAGCCTGGTGTTGCCCGTACCTCCCATTGGGTACGCCATGTGTCCCGAAGGACTAATAATCCGGACCAGAAGTGACGCCACTAGTAGCCAAAGGCTTGGTGCGCTTAATGATCGGGGCTTGTCCAATAAACATGAACAAGGAAAAATCGTCTCCTGCTGCAACATAGCGAGAAACGAATTCCGTGCGGTCAATTTTTCCGTTATAAATACAAACGTGACCAGCATTTTCACCTAACCATTCATTTCCACCTGAACCAGATCCATCAAGGAATCTGCGAGCTGGAGCGAAACGACGGTCACTGTAAAATGGGAATTCGACTTCTGCTGCACCATCGGTACGACAAACCGTAACGTCATTACCACAGACGTTCCGATTGTACAACCAATGATTATATGGTGTAGCATTCGAGCTAGAGACTGATAAAGCGGCACTTGTAGCACCAGAATTCGATTGATCAAAAGGCTGAGCAAAACGGCGAACATTAAAAGTTCCGTCACCGTCAAGTGCCACATACTTTGATCGTAATGCACCTCTCCATCCGACATAACACGGCGTAAACCAATTGAGCAGAGTCATAGCTCCATAGTTGTAAAACGTACTAGCCGGTGTGGCAGTTGCATCTGTAAATCCCCATGCACCAGGTACTTCACCTGGGTACTGAGGAAAATTCGATTCCTGTATGCACAAAATATTATTTGAAGCAGTCAGCAAGTAAGTCTGATAATAGTTATACCTTTTGAGCAAAGCTCTAATAGAGGCAAAACTTTCACCAAAGAAAACATGTGAGTTGGGACTCGCTGACCATTCAGGTTTTCCAACGGGAGTAATAGCAGATGGAGATTCTGGAATGTTATCCGATTCATCTATGATTTCCTCTCCTTCGGTACCCGAATGAGCTTCAATACCTGATTGTGGTTCATATTCACATTCCGCAATCATTTGATCAGTAGGACCAGCGACTTCGAAATCCTCCCCTGCACTGACAAAGACATTAATATAAACGTCTTGTGCTAGAGATGGGTTGGGTGAAGTGAGTTCGTTAACAACTTCGATACGAATTTCGCCATTATGATACAAATGGGATTTGGAAGAGCTAGTACCACCAGGATGTGCTGTATCAGTTGCTCCAAGGCGATCATACACACGAAGCCAGGAATGAGGATGGTTCCATGAAACTACCATCTCAAAATCCCTGTTCGTTGCCAAATCAATGATACGTGAATAAGTTTCGTTCTCATCAGGTGATGTACCCCCAGCATGAATGTAGGGATCATAAGAAAAACGTAACCTTCCACGATGCAACTGAGAGGCTACAATCTGAAACCTATATTTGATAGATCCTCGCCAAAAGGCGAAGGGAGCTGCCAAAGTATAAAGAGGGGCAAGCTGGTGCATGAAATGAGTGTTAATGGTCTCATAATTATGCTGGTCTGGACCAACAATCAAAAGACCTAACGAATCACCTCCAGCATCATTTTCACCCCATCCCACCGCAGTGAGAAAGGCTTCTTTTTGCTTAATGTAATCAAACGACATTTCGTCTACATCACTCAATCCAACAGTTCGGGGATCAATTGAAAGTTCCTGTTTAGAATCAAGTGATAGTTTGACCACAGCTTCGTGTTGATCAGTATTTGCCATGTTTCCAACACCTTTGATCTTAGTGCGGCACAGATCGGAAACAATGGCTGGGCGTGAAAATCCAAAAATGTGAGCAAATCTGCCTACTGCATTTGCGACCATTTCGGTTGGTCTAGCGTAAGGCTTAATTGCAGGGATTCTACCCAGAAATCCAGCGACTTTTGCAATACTAGAAGCTGGTTTCGAAATAATACCTGTGCCATATTCATCTCCTGCATGAGCCTCGATGTCTTTAGGCTCATGTTCCTCAACACTGTGTCCACTTCTGTCTTCTCCAATATATGAGCATTTAGAATGTCGCATCCACGCGACAAGAGCTCCCAAAACAGAAATGCCTGCTGCTCCATATGTCAACTCTTCACCTGCATGAGCGGTGTAAGTAGCATACGGATTAGTAGTGGGACCAGCGAGACGTACATTGGTCATCCATGCGTAGACACTTAAGTTGACAGTGCCAGTACTGGAGTTGGCATGCAAAAGGTCGTTAATGCTACAAATATGCAACCGACCCATATCAGCTGCCGTTCCTCCAATTAAGTCAACCCAATTGTCAGGGCAGAGAAATGGGCATACAATTTCACCACCTTCTGAAGAAGTAGGATCCAAGAAAACATGTGGCAACATAGAAAGTTGCATTTTGTAGAAATCACCTGTTGTTGCTCCAAAAGAATGGTCATTGTATGCTTGACGGGGATAATAAGCAGCGATGGCCCTACCATAGAAAAATGGACCGCCGTTAATTGCTAATCGCAAGTTCAAAGTTCCTTGTAACATGCGATATCCCTCGACGCGATCTTTCACCTGCGCATTATTCAAAAACAGGCTCCAGGGATCAATGACAGTTTGATAATTTCCTGCTGTCACAGTCCAATTCGCGTCCAAAATCTTTACTGGACGTCTTAAAAATTCCGCTAGATTTGCGTCCCCATAGAATCCGGAGTCACGAGTTGCATCCATAACTGAATCCACCTTAGTAGTCCAGGCGGCGTCAGCATGATGAAAGGCGACAATAGATTCTTTATGATTATCTGCGGATGATAAATATGTATTTACATTTTGTTCAGTAATACGTTTATGTACAAAGCCAGAGAGTGCATCAGCTCATCTGACTCGTCGTGTTGTTGGTGGGTTCTTAACTTCCTCCACTAAATAGTGGTACTCTACGAGGAGAGATCAATACTATGTGCAAAGCGTTCCAATATAATATGTACAAGACGAAAAACAATACAATTGGCCGTAACCATATACACACATGGGTTTTTAACTTATATACAAGCACCTCCAGAACCCTACCGGAGAGTGGGACCTTTTGCGTCACCGCGACGGTAAAGGGTTGGATCAGATTGCAAGGACCGATAAATCTTCTCCACAAAAGCCTTCCTCCTTTCTTCCCTAATAGTACCGGGAAGTTCATGAACACTATTTCCAAGGAGTAGGTCACTTTGAAGACGCATGTACATCAAACTTGCGTCTATAATTGCACGACGACGTTGAATGTCTCTATCGATCTGATTGACATCTTCAGTTAAACGTGCTGTGTTTTGTTCCAATTGTCCCATACGCATTTCCCAAAACCCTCTGTAAACGTATCCAAGAGTTATAATGTTATAATGCGTTTGAATCCATTGCCACCATACATTGAATCCTTCGAGTTTGACAATGAAAAGCAGAACAAGAATTTTCCAGAAACTGACTGCCTCCAAATTGAAATGTACCCGATTCCTTCCGACATAAGTCATGACAACAATCACCAGTGGGATCAAATAGATCTTATTCCACATTACTTGTTGTAAAATTGACTCATAGGAAGGGGAACAATTGTTGTGAACACACTCACCCGGACCAGGGTAAGTGCAATTTCCAAAATCGCACAAATCGTGTTCAACACCTGAATGAGGTTCGCAAACCACATCTTCTTCGATAATGGTTTCGGTTCCGGGTTCGAGAGGTTGATATTTCTCTTGCCAATTCTTGATACGGTCCTCAAATGTTTCATTTAACAAGGTGCACATGTGTGAAATGCCAGATTCTTCAGCAACGATTTTCATCTGTTCCCGTCGCTTTTCGTAAACGTCCTTACCATGGAAAAACCATTCGCGTAATGCTCCATCAATATTCTGAGCAGATTGCTCCTTCAATGAACAATGTTTGGAACGCAAAACGGCCTTGAGAGACTTAAAAATACTATTCTCATCAAGAGTTCCAAGATAATAACCAACTTCATGAAATCGGTTAGAACGTTTTAGAAAATCACACGCCTCATCTGTCAAGAAGGGAATTGGTTCTGCTTCCTTATCAGGCATAGTAATTTTCATATCAATACTGGCGAGTCTCTCTGCAAGAGACAAGTGATGAAATTCAGGATACTTTTCAGAAGCAGATGATTTAAAATCATCTCCATAAGTAGCCAACGCAACTGCATCACAGAAACGGCCAGAAAAGTCTGGATAAACTTTCTTAAAACCGATTCTATTCAGCAAGGAATTCACAATAGAATTAATATACACGGTCAAATTTTGACCTGACGGATTGGATCCTTGAAGCATCACAATATCACCATTGAAGCACATCATTGGATATACTACTTCGGTGGCAATGCAACGCATCATGTCCAAATCTTCTTGTGAATACCCACACTTCTCTGCAAAATCGATCATGATTTTAAATGCAGCAGAAGTGAGTTTCGCTGACATACGAAGATCGTATTTAGAATAATCACCGGCAACTATACGATCAGCGCCATACTTCTTAACATGATCTTGTAAAGTATCCCATTCAGGTCCCATAGCGTTTATTCCAACTGCACATTCTGACACAAGTGGAAATAATGACATCACACGAGCAATCGGTAAGAAATACTCCCTTATTACAATTTGGAGTACCAGAGGTGCAGCCTGAAAGACTCGCACTTTCTCCTTTTCTATAGGAGTGGCTTCATCCTTCAGACATGCTTTGAACATAGGATAATATCTCTGACCAGTTCGCAAACATGCTTTGAAACGGCGCACTTCTTCCCAAATACCCGGGAAGAAAGTCCTGGGACAGTTGTGGACTTCATTTGGTTCTAGTTGGATGTAATATTGATCCTTGGCACCTGTCAAAGGATACCCAGGAGATGTTTTAGGTTCCAAAGCGTTGATAAATTTTACTCCATCTCGCCCAGAAACAATTTCAATCTCGTCCAACTTTCGAACTTCGTCCATGATGCCATCCACATCAAGTACCGTGAATAGCTGATTCTCATAGTCCTGCACGGCCCAATCCAAAATTTCTGTCTCGCAGCCAATAGCAGGATTACAAGAATACACCAAACTCTCATACCAAGATTTCCAGCGGTGGAAGTGTGGTCCAGAATATTCCTTTTCATGACCACAAACTTCAGTAACTTTGTCCGCAATAGGAGTAGCAACGACATTGCTATAAGAGGCCGTTACTCTTCCTTTACACGAACCAAAATATCTGATGTTACACGCATCTGGCAACCAGTTAATGGGTGATTTCTCATGGATTTCAGGAGACTCATACCACTCCACTCCAAAATGTTCAGTATACACTACTCCCTCACTTGCGTGTTCAAGAGCAGAAATGTGTTTACTAAAATAATCAGAGCGTAGTGACTCAAGTTCATCCCTAGTCAATGAGACACCAACACCAAAACCGGTACCAGTGCGACCACCAATATGAAAACCAATAATCTGTGGTGCTCGAGTTTGGGAAATCATTGCGGCCATACACATTCCTTTGAAAGTTTCCATATCGCTCAAAGTATAAGCATAACCCATGGACTTTCTCACATTGTTATCAATCTTAGTATAACGACCCATACCATTTCCATATAGAAATGAATCGTCCTTCTTCATATAAATCATGGAAAAAGGCACATAAGAATGATTTTCCAAAGCGAAATAATCCCTCAAGTTCGTAAATGGGGAACTATTACAACATTGGACCAATGCTACATCTTTTGTAGGATGAACAGCTGCGCTTCCCAAAGAAAGCATTTCAGTAAACTGTCCACCCTTAATTTGTTCCCCACGCCGATAAATCCGGTAAGCGCGGGGTTCAGATGTAAGAATATGATATGGAATGATCATCTCATTTGAATTTACAAAGAAACCATCAACAAACTTGGTCACATCACCATCTTCATAGGAGACGTAAACCAAATTCTTCTTAACCAAATTAATCAAATCATTATGTGTGATACATTTTGACTTTTCGGAAGAAGGTAGTGGCTCTGGGACAACACGAGACCAATCTGAGTGTTCTGCATCACGTTTACGAATGTCCTCCATAGTCTTAGGCTGTATATTACCATGAGGTTCAACAGCTTTGGCCTGAGAGTACAATCGATACGCGGTTGCTAGACCAGTCAGCATGAAAGCTCCCGCAAGAGCATATTTCAAAAAACGGTCTCGTGAACGAGTAAATTCAAGAGGTAGTGCATCACGACGTGAACGAAATTCTTCAATCACACGCACATGAGTCACTGTGGCACATTGTACAAGGTACGGCCAGATAATCAGGTTCAGACTTCCTAAAATGCCTCCTCCCAAAAAGAGTAGACAAGAAGACCAAAACATGAAAACTAGCTTCCAATATTCAACCACAATTGACGTGCTATTCGCTGCAATGAGATAGCGTTCAAACCATCTTGAATTAACAATACAGTCTGGTAGCCAATCATAATAACCAAACAACGAATAAAAATGTAATCTTGCGTTCACGGTTTGCAAGGTTTCATTGGACGAATTTCGTAGCCAATCAGAAAACGTTCTTGTAAAAGGTGTAAATAGAGAAAAGAAGCGGCCTAATAGCCAACTCCATATCCACCTTGATACAATTTCAGTACCAAAATGAGCTTCAACACCAAGAGCACGATCGACAGCATCATCAAACTTCTCTGGAGTGAAACTTGGTTCACTCATAAATTCGTCTTCTACGCGATCGGCCTTACAATGTGGACATCCAGATTCAACACGGTCGTGTTTACAAATAACTATGTTCTCCCTAATAGAACCATGGGTTTGAACTAGGTTTCTCTGTTTCTGAAAATGCTCACGTGACTTGGCGACATGAAAATGCAATGCATCATCATAGGAAATTCCTTTCGTCTCTTTTCCGTTAAAACGAAAGTATTCCCATCCCTTAATTCCCCATTCCTGGATATCAATTGCATAAGCATCAGGAATGGTAGGGAGTTCACCACCATTGGCTTCACGATATTTGTCCTCACTAAAGCGATCATATTCAGCGTATTCGGGTTTCAAAAAAGGCTTCATTCGAATGCCTCTACGGAACGCTGAAGCGGGTGCATTCGACAGCTTCTTGAACAACAAGTCATCCAAGTTAGAAGTCGTTACAACCATTTTTGGACGCCAAGCAACTTTACCTTTTTCATTGGCTTCGGCCTTGGGTACATATGAGACAACGTTATTACAAATCTCAATGATGTATTTTAAAGGATTTTCATTCTCAAATTCGAGCACAAAATTTCCAAAATCGTCCAAAATGATCACTAGAGTATCGTTTTTTACAGTGGAAGCAAATTTATCTCCAGGATTGACAGTAGCAACATTTTTCTGTTGATAAGAGATGCCATTAGCCTGGAGGACGACCTCAACAAGTACTTGGGTCATCATTGACTTTCCAATACCTGGCTTTCCTACCAGATAAACCGAGTAAGGAGCTTCACGTAACCCTCCTGCCACGGTTTGTTGAATAAATTGCAATTTCCACTCTTCCAACTGCATGCACCTTGCATCTAAGGTGCGTTTTTCAGTCGGGAATTTCGTTTGTTGACGCAAAATGATATATCCTGAGAGAGTGTTTTCAAGAACATGAGCCAATTCAGCTTCAGTCTTATATTTGGTATTCCCAAGATCACCAGTGCATAGAGCTTTCATACTAGCACTGATGCCAACATATGCGTCATCCAGAATTCGTGCAGTTTGATTGTCAAAGAAGAAAGGACGAGCCGATTTCGTTTTAAAGGCTTCATATCCAGCCTCGACAAAATAATCTGCAGTAGCAAGCACAGCGTCCATAATATCAAAAGCACTTGCTTGTTTTTCCTCAATCTTAAGAGTAAAAACCTGCATGTCACAAATTCTGAAATTGCAGTCAGCTGCTTTACACAGTCCAGCAGCGACTGACAAAGAAAGCACACGTTGCAAATATCTCCAAGCCGGCATTTTCGTAACTCCCTTCCAATTGGAAGTAATAGAACGGAAAATGGATAACCAAGCTGGTGAATCGTCTTCAAGTTCTTCTTCACCATCATGTGATTCCATAGCCAAAGCATCAGAGAGATACTCACGCACAGTCTTGAAAAGACTTGCTTGAGTGAGTCCGGATAGATAGCCTAAAATTGCTGCCATCATTCCAGAATAAGAACGTGTCTCTCGGAGATTGATGAACAATAGAACAAGTTTCTCGACATGCTTAATCACAGCATCAACTTCCTTGGACGAGAGCACTTCAGAATACGTGCCCATTCGTTCAGAAAGTGAATCGAGTTTGTTCAACCAATGTTCAATCGAATCATAATCTCCATTTTGGGGCTCATAAACACCTGAGAGTTTCTTCTTCTCCCAGTTGTCACGAGCCCGTTCACAATAATCATTGAATAACTTTGCCTGAAGTTCAATTTCAGCATCAGTTATTGCCATCATCTCTTCCTTAATCTTAGCGGCATGAGACAAACGGCGCTCAATGCGCTTTCGGGTTTCTTCTTCCGAAAACGTTGTGAAATCCGGGTTAATAGTATATCCGGAATGTGGTTCGAAATCGCTGACATAATCATAGTCAGTTTCCTCCAATACGGAGACCTCGGGTGTAGGGGTCTCTGAAGGAATGATTTCTGAACCAAGTTCAATAGGCGGGAACATTTCCATCGCCTCTTCAAAGTAATCGTAGTCACGGGGAAGCGTCATTACCAGACGCTTACGGAACACATTCATGACATTATCAGTACTCTCAATAGTGCTCTCATCTGAGTCACTGTAGTACAGAGAGTCGAATTCTTCAGTATCAGATTCGTCGACAATACCATAAATGTTATCCATATCACGAACAAGAATTGAAGTGTGTTCCTTGCCCATGTACAAACAATGCACTTTGGAAAAATAGACAAAGCCGTTGTATTGACAATACGGCGAGTCATCGTTATAATTCAAACTACTTTCAGTGGTCAACGAGTTAGCTGGCTGATTTAACTCATAGCTATCCGACGGGCGGTCCAGCTCGCTCTCCTCACGGGAGAGAGGTAAAGACATAGATTTTTGGTCTACTGGGCTTTCAGGAGCCTTGTGTCCCAACGATTTTTTATCCATGATCGTCGCTAACATTTTGTTTGCCCCTTTGGTTACGGGTGGGGTCTTGGTATTTATCCGACATGACACCTTCACGGGCCATTACTCCCAACTTTCGTGTGGGATACGCGTCTTGATTCGACGACAGTTCTAGCCAATTACGCGGTTATAGGCTTGATCAGTAATAGACCGACTCTGTGAGATTTTTAATTCTATATACAATAATTTACATCTAATTTACACAAAGTCATTTTTCTGGTTTTTAAGTAATATAATTCGCGAAGATCGTCGCGTACGCAAATATACAATACACGCATCCTATAAAAGGAATGCACAAAACAAAGAAGGGTTTTGCCTTCTTAAATAGATTTGATTAAAATCACCCTCAAGAAAGACTAGAGAGGGCGTTAAATAAGTTCTCATCAATGAAAGTCAAACATTAACTGCATGAGTTGCAAAACTGAGTGGTGGAATACACCACACAATTCTACTAACATACAACAAATGCGGTGTTATACACCAAATAACTAAACATCGA